TTAGATGATTCAATATCAGTCTTACCTTTAAATCGTCATCGTCATCATATCTTTTAAACAATCTTTTCAAATGTTGAAATCGTTTAAGATCGTCATAAAATTCTTCTGAGGATGCCGCCATTCTAATATCATAGTATTTGGCAGCAAACAGAAGAAAGCTGTCTTCGTCAAGTTTCATAGTTTATTCACCTTTAGTTAAGTATACCGAAGAGCTTTATTGCTCTCCAGTATATTTATAACTATCAGCGGATTAACTATCAGCTACAACTGCGTCATCAGCTCCATCAACACCAACATCGCCAGCAGTTCCTGCGGCAACTTTCATTGGTACGATAGTTTCAACAACGTGTCTAGTTACACCGTCTGCGGCTGTAAGAGTTTGAGTTCCTACGCCTACAACTGTAAGTGCCTTAAGACCAGTTGCTCCACCAGCAATAGCATTATTGGCTGTTGTATACAGCTTAATCATGCCAGGACCAACGTTATGCACGTAGACTACAGCGCCGTCTGTTAGACCAGTTACGATTGTTTGACCGCCTCTAGAGTAAGTCACTGCGCTACCATTAGCTAGTACAGTTTGATTGCCGACGCTAATAACATTGTCAGCTAAATTAACACCACCAGCAGTAGCGTCAAATGACAATACTGTTGCAGGTACAGTTTTAGTGTTGTACTCAACCCAACCAGGAGTCTGAAGACCCTTAGCACGGTTAGCGGCAATACCAGCTTCTGTAGTATCTACGAAGTAAATATCATCCGGTACTTTAACAAAGTTATGACCTGCTCCAACTCCAACACCAGTAAGTGATTTAAGACCTGTTGATGCGTGACCTGTAATAGCGTTTGCTTTAGTATCGTACAACTTGATAGTGTCTGCGTCAACTCGGTTAACGAATACAGTAGCCGCATCAGTCAGACCAGTGATAACAGTACCACCTGCGTCATTGTATTGTACAGCATCGCCAGTAACATAACTATGACCTTGTAGTTTAATTGTATTTGATGCTAGAACGACCACTGCGGCGTCGGTTGCGTCAAATGATGTAGTTTTTGTATATACCGCAGGCGCTGCCGCCAACGTATCTACTGTTCCCCATAATGCCATTTCATTTCTCCTTGTTTAAATGGTTCGTTTTTTCATTTTTAATATCTTCAGCTTGATGCATTTGATTAACTCTATCTATATACATCTGTGCTTCATACATTGTTGGATGTAGTGGCCAATTATTAGCTACTTCCACCCAAAAGTTTTTTATCCACTCTCTCATACTATTTATTGAACATAACAGTTCAACTCGTACTTCGAACCCATGTTATACACTTGGATTTGCAAGAATTTGCGAGTTGGCTTGCCGCCTTTAAGTAATTTGATCGAATATCTGTTGGTCTTGTCTTTACTAGGCTTCTTAGGACCAGTAGCAACTTTATTAGACCAATCATCTTCATCAACGTCATAACCTTGTTTCTTAGCGACTGCAATTGCTTCTTGTACCGCACCGCTAAAAGTATTGTGATGTAGCTTGTAGTTAGGCGCTTCTTGAAGGTTCTGTTCAGCCATTAATTGATTAGTGACTTCTTCACCTAACATCTTAGAAGCTTGCTTTAGACCTACAGTTTGGAATTTTCCAGATTCATCTGTGATACGAAACGAGAACTTACCATTATCGAAATTAATTGTCACATCAAACTTCTTGTTGCCTTTACCACGCATGCCAGATGCAGAGATACTGCCTTTAGCTTTACCCTTGCTGATCTTAGGCGGTCGTGGAGCTTCGTTCAATGCTTTGTCTAGTATAGCTTCTTCTTTAAGTTGTGCCTTAAGCTTGTCGATCTTCTTCTGCATAGCAAACTTCTTCATCTTAACTGAAGAGGTATTACCGAAGAACGTCTTCATGTACTTCTCAGTTTGATCGATCTGCTTTTGAATCTTAACTTTATCTACAGAGGCATTCATTGATCCATAGGACTCATTCTGCTTTCGTAGAACTGCTGAGACTTGTGGATGATTAGATAAACCTCTTTTGATCTTATCAATTGCTTTAACTGCACCAGTCATGTTACCGCCAGCATATCTCTTATCTGACGCAACACCGATTGCCATTTTAATTTCTTTAGGCGAAAATCCTTCGTCCATCTGAGTTTCCTCTTTGAAAGTCTTAAGTGTCATGATCATGTCCTTATAAGACTTTGACATAGCGGTTTGCATCTTCTCTTTAGAGGCAGGCTTGCGTACTTGCGAATATTTGTCTAACGCAATCTTAGCAATATTCATAGGCACTTTTTGAGACTTGCCGTCTGCGAATTTGATAGGTAAGTTGCCTCTGACATCCATAGACTTCCGTAACTGCATAATGATGTTCATCTTAGCAGATGCTTTATCTTTGTCTGTAGCAACTAGATCGAAATCAGCTGGATCAAACTTTTCATTGATTGATTCCTCTGACACGTCTAGTCCTCCAGTGCTTTAGCGATTGCTTTTCTACGTCTATGCAAATACTTGTCTGACTCATCTTCATCGCCATCATTATCAAGGTCCTTATCTTTACGATCAGTGAACTTTTTCTTGACAGCTTTTTGATCTACGTCATCCAACTCTTCTTTGATTCCTTCGCTACATCCACATCCGGTACATGCTTTAAGCATTTCTCTTTGCTCACCACAGTCAGGGCATGCTTCAGTTTTCTTGCTTTCATATGCTTCGTTTAATTGCTTCTGTACATCTGCGATAGTCTTACATTTAGCATCACAGCCAAGGCTCTTCTTTGCGTATGCAATAAGTTTATCATCTGGTCCAGACATTTCAACGTTGTCTCCGCCCATACTGGAAGATCCAAGTTTCTTCATCTTGATGCCAGCAGGTGCTTTACCAGTGAAATCGTTTACTTTGATAGTTCCTTCTGAAACTTCTACAGATTCGTGCTGAGACTTAGAAGCGGCTTTTACAGCAGTCTCTACAGACTTGGCAGCCTTATCTTTTGACGTAATGACTCCGATTTCAGGAGTAACATCGTCAACTTTACTAGGCTTCTTATCGCCGTCAGTTTTATCTCCTGGTCTTGCCGCAGATTCTGATAGCTCTGCATCAGGCGCATCGGCTACTTCTACAGCAGGTGTTTCTTGTACAGGCTCTGGAATTTTAAATCCCTGAGAGGAAAGAGAACGAGTGAACGCATCTTCCATACCGGCGGGTAATGGGTTAATATCTTGTGGTTTTTTAAACATCTCAATGTTCTCCTAATTTGAATTGTGTGTTAATACTATTTATCTTATCAGCTATCTACTTTGGCACTAGCACGCCATTGGTAGCAACTCCAATACTTTGCTTTCCACTTAGGACCTGGACTATCACATCCATGTCTGGCTCTGAAACTTTTACGTCTTGCTGGATCATCTCTTTTGATCTCAGAGTTAGGATCACCAAAAGTGACCTTAACTACGTTGTTCTTGTCGTTCTTTACGTATACTCCGAACTTGCTTTTTGATCCAGTAGGTAAGCGAAAGGGATCGTTAAGTGTTACCTTACGACCTTGATATTCGCTCTCCTCTGTCACCAGTTCCTCACAGTTACACTCGTCTAAGAATTTCTGAAAAGTTTTCATGATTCTTCCTCTTCTTTATTCATCATATATCGATGAGCAGTGTTTAGGTAATCAGCCGCTTTGGTAATCTTGCTTTGTACCCATTCTGGCAGATTCTCTTCGTCATCGAACATGCCAATCATATGCTCCGCATCTGCAAGAACACCCCTAAGTTGAGTTTTTGCCATGCTACCTTCTCGATCATATTCTTCCGAGTTCTTAGCTTCTGATACGAATGTTCCGAACGTTTTCATCTTATTATCCTAAAAGTTTTCTGAGAGTTGCTGGACCTGCAACACCGTCTGGTGTAAGTCCGTTTTTAGATTGATACTCTTTGACTGCTCTTTTAGTGCCAGGACCAAAAATGCCGTCTGCTGTTAAGCCTAACTTAGACTGAACTGCTTTAACAGTATCGTTATTAGAACCTACTGAGATTGTTACATACTCAACAGATCCTGATTTCTTGCTTGACTTCTTTAGAAGTGGTGCTTTACCCGTCATAATTTTCATGGCAGATTCATAACGGCTAGTACGATCCTCTAGACCGATATCTCCACCATTAATCTTTTTAGTCATCTTGACAATATCACACTGATCTGCAATAGCGTTTAACTTAGCTGTCTTCCAGAACCAGCAGGCTGATTCGATAGCGCCTTTCTCTGTTGCTACATATACGGCAGCCTTCTCAGCAGTCATCTTAACTGTCTTACCGAACTTGGTATAATTCTCACGACCAGTAAGTTGCTTTAGTCCACGACCTCTGAATAACCAACCGTCACCGGCTTTAGTATTGCCCATCTTGTACTTACGAAACTCGTCCATGTAGACGTAGTTAGCAATCATCTCTGGGTTACGTGCATACTCTTTTGCATTACGCTTAGTACCGCCAGTACCGAAATAGCGACCAAATACACGCTTGAGTGCATCTTCGCTATAGTTTAAATTCTCTTCTAGTGATCTAAAGTTATTTGATTCGTGGGCACACTGTGCAATAAAACCTGCGATTCTCTCAGGAGTATTAATCTCGTACTTAGGAAATATTTCCACCATAGCTTTATACCACATGTTAACTTTGGCATCATCATTGCCAGGTATCATCTCAGCCAGCATTTCTTTTGTGAGTATGCTGTTACTCTTATTATTTTTATTCCAAAACATTAGTCATTTATCCCTTTTGTAAAAGTTTTATCGAAGCTGTAGACTTGCTTCAAGAGTTCTTTCACTTTAACATTTGACTGCATAATATCTATGCTGCCGCCAACATTCTTAGCCGCTAACCATCTGTGATGACCATCTATAATATAGTTATCTGAACTAACAATGAGTGGCTTAGCCTTACCCAATGTTCTAATCTTAGATATCTTATCGACTATCTTGTCTACATTAAAATCGCTCTGTGTGGCTTTCAACGTATTAGCCTTCACAGTCTTTCTTTGAACACGAACACCGTTTTTCTTAAGATGAACAATAAGTTCATCGTAGTCTTTAGACCTAACCTGAGGCATCTTATCTCTCATTATACCGAGAGTGTCCTTAGATTGCGGTCTATCTACCTTAAGTTCGGCAATATATGTTCTAAACTTCTTCATACTTTGATCACTTTATCCGAAGTGCCGAAGTTCTTCTTACGCATAATAGTCTTATTGACTACTTCGTATTCGTCTTTTGCTTTGTCGTAGTTGATCACGATTGGCAGATTCAAGTCAGCTTGCATATCTTTCAGAACTGCTTCGCTATCAGGATTCTGTCTAATCTCAACCGCTTTTCTCTTTGCGATCTTCTTAAAAACTTTTTGTAACTCTGCCACAGTGATTGCAGGCTTGTTACGATCATCGTTCATGCGATCAGCAAAATGTCGAGTGAATTCGATATCGATCTTAAACTTAGAAAGTAATCGATCACCAAATTTCTCTAGGTCTTGCAACTGCTTCTGCGTAACGTCTTCGCTGAACATCTCATCAAATGATTCGTTAATACTTTGTCCAGGAGTATCTTTCTTGTAACGCTTAGTAACTTTATCAGTACCTTTGTCTCCAGCTCCGCCCTCTTCAGTTACCATCTTCGCTAATAGCTTAGAGTCAACGTTTTTGTAGCTTCTAGCGATCTGTGCGGCGTAGTAACCTACGTCATGTCGCATACTGCCTCTTGGTCCAGTAGTCTCTTTTTTCTTTCTAGAGATTAAATCTTTTAGTGTTTTAAGTGCGTGTTGGTATTGTGTTTTGTATAGCTTTAGACCTAACTTACCTTTGATCATCTCTGTTGGACTTTTCTCTGTGAATAGTTTCTCAAAGGATTCATCTACACTTTCTTTGGGTACACAATTAGGAACTAGCTTGCCGTTTTTCTTCTTCATGCCTTTTTGCTCATGAGAGTCCCAACAAGGGTCGTCTTCTTTAATTGATTTACCTTCGCTGTCATATCCTGGCTTACCAGCTTTCTCTTTCTTAGAGATAGCAATTGCGGCTCGCTGTGCGGGAGATACGGCACCTTCTTCTAGCTTACCACCTGCATCGATAAATGCGGCGACAGCCATTTGTTGTTTCTTCTTATCTGATTTACCAGCGAACTGAGGAGCATCTGACTTCTTGAAGTCATCAACCCACGCACCAAGTCCATCAGAGACGTTTAACTTTTCTTCTAGATCAACATCTTCTTTACGCACTTTAGCGGCTAAGTCTGAGTCTGCCTTTCCCCAAGTGCCAGACGATTTAGTGATGAAAGAGTTAACACGTGCAAAGCCCCACTGCTGAGGAGTAGTGCCAGGTCTATGACCAGTTCTCCATGCGGCGATGCCTCTGTTGTAAACTTTTCTCAAGATACCGAGTGGCATACCAGACTTCTCTGCTTTCTTCTTTAGACCTTCTTCGCCTTTTGCTTCGTCAAGTGTTACTTGATCAAAGATGTCATTAGAAGTTTGCTCGATAAAAGAGATTAAATCAGAATCAGATACAAATTCTTCAACTGGATTATTGTTTACTTGACGGACTTTCTTACGTAATTCACGTGTCAGTAGTCCATCCATTTCACGCTCATGCTCTCGGCTTAAATTTTGGCGTTCTTGTTTGTGTTGAGTCTTAAGAGTTCTCTCTGCATCAGTCTTGATGGTGATCTCTTCTAAGTCTTCTTTTTTCTTCTTGAACGCACGGAATCTACCATCGAGCTTTATCTTGCCTTCTTTGTTAACCATTTGATGAAAACGTTGAACCTTAGGAGCTTCGAATGTCTCATCAAATTGCTGGTCAATCAAGAACGACTCAAAAGATTCGTCATACATTTGATTGTACTTTTTAGTGTGCTTTGACACTTTAGTCTTTGCTTGTGCATCACCAGGTGCTGGCTCATATGCGGCAGGGTTATCGTCATCCATCTCAGCACCCTTTTTAAAGTGTGCGTCACGTTTTACTTTAGTAGACTTACCTAAACCTTTATGATATACTGCTGGCTGTGTGCCTTTGCGATCTGCAATATCTTTATCTTGACCTACTTTTGGCTCTTCAAACAGATGTGCGAAATGCTCATCGAATTGCTCATTAGTAGTCTTCCTACTATTTAACCTAGCGAGGTCTGCTTTACGTACTTGAGGAAGAACTTTTCTAGCGATCTTATCGATAGCGCCTTTCTTCTTTGCAACACGCTTATCAATAAGCATCTTCTCTGAGGGTGATAGTTTTTGGTAGTTTTCGCCTTTCTTGCCAGCAATCTTCTTACGTATAATCTTAATAGCGGCTTTACGGGCACGTGCTTTAAGCATAGTCATTGTTGCGGCTTTGTTCATTAAACGCTTACGTGCGGCGGCGATCTTATTCTTGTACTTACGCATTACGATGCCACGATTACGGCGCTGTTGTACTGTGAGTACTGCCTCTTCTAATTCCATTTCTTCAGCGATCTTTAATCCACCACGAACCAAGTCGTAGATGTCTTCTGCGTCTCTCTGTAATTTCTTAGGTAGTCCAGTTGTAAACTTCTTCATGTCGCCTTGAGATGCCAATGATCTCATTTTAGATGCTGACATGCCTGAAACGTCATCGGCATCTGGATCACGATCACCAGCAGATACGACTTCTATATCATCGAACTTGTAATCTTTACCGTTATATTTGTTGAGTAGTTCATCAAATTGCTTGATTCTGTCTGAGCCTACGACCAAAATGACTTTAGAGTACTTTGACTGTAGCTCTTGCATAATTTGAATAATAGTCTTGGATTTAGACTTCTCGATCACATTGTTGCCGAATGCTTTCTTGGCAAGCATGATCTTATCGTCATACGCCAAAGGATTCTTCTTAGCATCCTGTGTATGAGATATGTAAACTTTTGGGATTGCGGAAGCTTTACGTGCAACATCTTTGATCTTGTTGACTAGCTTTTCATGTCCAACAGTGATTGGATTCATTCTACCCCAACCTAAAACGACAGTCTTCTCTACGGCTTCGTCAAGTTTAGGATTGATTTCGATAGTGTTCTTTACAAGAACTTCGTCTTCTTTCTCAACTTTTGCTTTAGTTTTCTTCTTGACAACCTTCTTCTCGACTGGTGCCGTGTCTTCTATATCGTCCATTTTTATCCTCTTATCGTAGGTTTACCGTGGTCTAACTACAAATGATATTATCATATAGCCCACCAATGTGCTAGTGGGCTATCTTTATTTATAATAAGTTAGTGCTATGGCTGAGATTCTACGTGTTGATTATAGGCACTTCTTAACGCTTTAGCTTCTTTCTCTGCTTCTTCTGCATGTTGTTTAGCGTCTGCTAATGCAGTATTTGCGGCTTCTAATCTGTTCTCAGCCATTCTAGCTTCTTCTTCCATTCGGTGAGACATACGTGCAAAATCTTTAGCATCTTGAGGATTGACCATTACAGGATCATCAAGGCACTCTTCGAACTCTGGGTGTAATGGATGCTCTGCTGCCTCTAACTCGTAAGCCACGTCTTCTGCTTCTCTATCCATTTGCTCTTGAATTCTCTTCAATGTAATAAAATCTCTGAGTTGAGCGACCAATTTGAGTTTAGTCTCTCTACGGTCTAGTTCGATTCCAACACTTCTTCCGTGATCCTCTAACTCGCCTTTGCTCATAGCTTCAAAGCTCTTTTCATGTAAGGTCATAATTTATTTCTCCGACTTTAAAAATGTCCAGATACCGTATGCTAATCCAGCCCAGGCTGCGATCTTCACGATACCGCCAAATAAGATGACTGCTACACAGCCAGCAATAATAACACCAGCGTCTAAGCTAGTTCTCTCTAAAAATCTTTCTTTTAACCAATTCATAATTATCTCCTTTAAATGCAAAAAGCAGGCATTGAGCCCGCTTTGTTAATTGACTCGTATTATTATTTATAATAGTACGAATACGATGTCAATGCTTTTAATCGTCTAACATTACTTGCCGTGCTTCTTTGTGCATTCCCATTGATGTGAGTTGGGCTGCCGCTCTTGCACGACCAATACGCTCTGAAGATTTGATCCAGGCTTTACCCCACGAACGTAGCTTTTCACACACTGAGCAGTAAGTTTTTGTTAGGAACAGGTCAACTTTAAATGTAGTACTCATATGTCTAAGATTCCTTTTGGCATTCTGCGGTATAATGGAGCTGTTCTAGCACTATGATCTTCAAGCATCTCATCAAATTGCTTGTTAGCGATATAGTGAATATCTCCTCTGCATAGTCCAATATCGTTCAGGTCTTTATCTGAAAGTCTTGACAACTCTTTAACAGTATCTCTACTAGCACGGTATGCAACGTATCTCGCACCCATCATCTTCGTAGCATTAATTAATCTTTCAATCACAACATGTCTCCTCATATTTGTGCTATAGTCTTTTTGACTACACAAATATTTATAGCAGAAACATAGATTTTAGTAATGCGGAGTTGGCATACTCGCCATGCAGTTTACTTCTGCCAGCCCTTGATATACTCTGGTGAGAAGTTAGCGTGGCTAAACTGTAATCTATCTACCAGTTTAACTGCGTTCTTACCCATACGATCAATAGCAACAAAGCCTTCTTGTTCTGTAACTCTGTATCCATCTTTAGTTTTCAGGAAAGTACCTATAGATTTTGCCTTATCTAGCTTACGTATAACCATCAACTTAGCTTCAACAATGAGATTGTATAATTCAAACAGTGCTACGATCTGAGACTTATCGACATTTGAGAAGTATGACATAACTTCCTTTCGTCTTTCGGTTTTCTTTTCTTTGCCCTTATCTGACTTTAGTTTATCAATCTCTTTTTGATAATATGTGTATGTCCAGTCCACTAGACCACTAACGAACTTACTTGGATCTTTGATCTTTTCACCTGCTCGTACTTGTACGTTCAAGTATGTTTTAACTCTTGTAAGCAACTCTTCGTTCTCTGTTATGCCGTCAAACGTTGCTTTGTTTACTTTGTTGAATTGCTTGCCAGCGGCGGACAGTAGTAGAGTAACCGCATCTGTCTCTGCCTGTGTCATTGTGGCATTACCTGTCACATCTTTGTAGACCGCATCTACTGACCAGACTGATTTCGATCCTTTGAGATTGCTTGCAATCTTCTCTCCAAAAGACGCTGACATTGACTCAAAAGATTTTCCTCTGTAGTTAGTGTGCCAAACCACACCGATCTCGGATCTGAGGATTTCAGAAGCAAGTTTGCTTTTCGCTGGTATAGCGTAAACAATCGTATTAGGATGGAAAGTAATATGCGGTTCACCATCAATCTGTACCTTTTTAATATCTTTCTTCGCATAGAGGAAATCACCTTGTATCACTCCTTTAATATTCATAGCTGGCAAATGTTTCAATGCCAGGTTCATTTTTATATTCAAATCTCCACTAGTATCAGCGTCAACATCCGCTTTAGTCTTATAGACTTTAGGATTCTTGTTGAAGATGCCCTTCTTTGCAACAAAGAACTTACCGTCAGATGGATCGATACCTGCAAAAACTGCTGGTGCACCATCCCACTTTACTGTTACGTTAACAGGAGCTTTAGACTTGCCCGCTAACATATCACGCAAAGATCGTAGGTAATCTATTGACTGTCTTGCACCATCGACACCTGAATTTAACAGATTGTCCTCGAGATGCTCCATGTGAGTGTTTTTATCTTCTGTGATATATGTGCGTAAACTTTTCATAGTCTTATCTTTAATCCTACTCGTGTAGCGCCACCAGAGGCACCACCATATGTTGCTAGTACGAATGATTTAAACTTTGGCAGTACTTCTGCTTTTAGAACGTTGCCAGCTTTTCCACCACCCACAAAAAATATTTCAAACGTATCATTAGCTCTGTTGTGTATAACGAAGTAGTCATCTCCACCATCTTTAAAGTGGTCTAAGATAACCTGTCTAAAGTGCGCTAATGCCACACCGTCTGTTATAGCAAACTCTTTAGGCAGTTTACCTGACTTGATAACTCCATCATCGCCTGCTAGACCAATAGAAGAATCACGTGAATTGAAAAAGTCTATAAGTCCTACAAAGGTAGAAGGATACTTCTCTCTTTTCATAAGAGCGCCAACGTTACCCTCTTTGACTTTTAAGTCTCTGATATAAACATCTGCAATATCCTGTATGATCTCAATTTTACGTCCAGATCGTTTAACTGACTTATCGAAGAATGTAATAGGAGCTGATCTGTTGTTAGTTCCTTTGATCTCGAATTGAGTCTTCTTCTTGGCAATAGTCATAACTAGATCGGGAATAGTTGATCCTGGTCTAGCTGTCTTGAATTCTGTTTCTACTTCGATGCCTCGTTTGAAGGCAAGGTCTTTGACCTCTACTGCAACCATATCTTGAGTTTTTGATCCTGCTCCTACTCGACCCTGCGCTCCACCTCCTGGCTTCACGATAGAACTGATAGCAACATATCCGTCTGGTCTTTGATCAAATCCTTTGAGTGAGACAGGTGCGAGAGTTGTACGTCTAGTAATACCGAACTCTGTCGATCTATGTAATGTAGCAGGAATAGTGAAGTGAACTTTTTCACCTTTCTTCAACTGCTTTACAATCTTGCCTTGATCTGAGTACAGTGGAGCAGGCTTTTCCATAGGAAAGCCTTCTTTGAACTTATATCCATTCAACGTTTCTGGAGCATATGTTGTACGCTCACCAGCACCAGTAAATTCTTTGTTCTTGCCAGGTCCCGAAGGAAAGTTTTTAGGTGAAAATGTAGCCATCTCTGTGAGCCACCCTCTAAATTTTATCATGTTATCGCTTCTATAATTCCAGTTGACTGTCTATAGTTGTGAAACTATTTATAATTTCACGTCTATCAGATCATGACTATAAGACTGCAAACGTTGGCACCGCTTCTCCAATAAGCGTTCTCTTTCAAGCAAATACTCTAGCCTATCAGCTATAGACTTCCAAGGCTCTGTTGTGGTCCAGCTTTGCATTGACCTTAACTTACTAATTATTTGACTATCAGTCATGATACAATACCGTCCCATCTAAAGAAAGCCACTCGTTCACTGCACCAGTACCATCCTCTATACTTTTGATCTTCTTGTTTCAGATCACTTTCGTGGTATTCCCTTCCATGTCTGTCTACTATTACATTACTCATATTATTTCCTCATTTAGCCATTCTTGCTATTTCTATTGCTTGCTGTTGATTGGTGATTGGCACGGCATTTGACTTGTGCATTGTGGCGATTCCGACGATGTAGTCTCCGGTGTACACTGGAGCCTCTCTCTTTCTTCCTGCTTCTGGAATTCCATGAACTGGGCTCTTCGGCGAGACTGATGGGTAATGCGGTTGCGGAACTGTAGGCGTCGGTTCATATGTAACAAATTTCCTTTTAGTTGGTTTTAGTTTACCAGATATATATGCAACATATTTATCCAATGTATCGAACTGACATGAGTGCAAGTGTTTGCGCCTCATCTCCTTATTGTATCTTCTCCACTCCACTTCAACTTTAGCCATGTCGAGTTTCTTTTTCTTACGCTTAGATTTAGGTGCGTAAACGCCTTTGATCATATGCATACTCATGATGTAACCTCACACTATTATTATTTATATTATGCACCATTATGTGCATTTTGTCAAGAATTATTTTAATTTATTTCGATAATATGCATTGACACAGGATATTTTTTGTATAAATAACAGCATGGGTGCGTGTTAATGTGTAATACACAAGAGGCAAGTGTGATCGGTAATAATCAACTCACAGAAGGAATAGCATACGTCACATCTTTGATGTCCGTGGGGTTCGGGTATGCCACGCAAACTATCTGAAAAAAGGCAATCTTACGACTGCCTTTTTTTTGGTCTATACTCCACTTTCAACACACTGTAAGACCACTTCAGGATCTTGACTAGTTCCTTCAGCTAACAATCTAGACATCTCTGTTGCTTTAGAAAGACTTCCTGTATAGTAAACGATCATGTTTTCCTTCTCTAATACCACATACTCGTAACACGGCACTAGTGTCAACATTTTACTTCTCCTCGAGTCTCGAAAGTCTCTCTTCTAATTCGTCCATTCTCTTAGCGATATTAGGATACTTAGTTTTCCAAGCAATACCTTCTTTATCTAAAATATCGATACCATATCTTTCTGTTGCCCAGTCAGCTATATTGTCGAACTGGTTGTAGCACCAGACTCCCGCACGAGTGTCTTTGAACCACTTAGTAGATGCGGCACCTAATAATGACCCAGCTACGTTACTTACAATCCATAACCACATATGTTTCTCCTAAATATTATTTTAGTCCGCCAAAGTCTGGCTTACTCTTTGTTTTATTACTGCGATACGACAATACGTTATCTTTGTTCTCGCTTCGCTCTGCTTTCATTCTATCACCAAAAGAACCTTTGTCAGCAACTGGAGTGCTAGTATCGTTAACTAGGTCCTGTGCATTGTCTTCTGCATCAAATAGCTTCATCTTAGACCTATCAATGCCGATAACAAATCTCTTCAGGTAATTGGTATCACCCCATCGATTTTTTAACTGCTTGACCATTAACTGTCCAAGACCTTCAAGTTCTTCTGTAGATATTAAGCCAAACATAAAGTCAGCAGTAGCAGGTAGACCAAACGACTCTGAAGTATCTTCGAGGTTTAAGTCTGAGCTACTATAACCAGTACGAGTTGTCTGTGTAGCACTCAGAATGGGAACGTTGAATTCAACTGCAAGACCACGAAGTTCTTCAGCAATTGCTTTGATCAACGTGTAAGAGTTGACATTGGCGCCAGCTTTCATTCTAGAACTAGTACATATATTTAGATAATCGATGTACACAATATCAGGAGTAAAGTTCTTCTTCAACTTCAACTCATTCAATAGGTGTCTAAAGTGTGCAGAACCTGCACTAGCAGTAGGATACTCTTTGACGATTAGTTTACCAGTTGTCTTCGCTTTAACACGATCTGTACGTTTGATAAACACGTCTTTAGGCATCTCAGCTAAACTATCGATTGTTGTGTTCAATAGGTTAGCATCGATACGTTCAGATATCTTCTCTTCTGCCATCTCCATAGTGATATAGAGTACGTTCTTGCCATCCATAAGATTGGCTGCCGCACAGTGTGTCATGAACAGAGTTTTACCAACACCAGTACCAGCAAGTGCGATACTCAAAGACTTTCTAGATAGTCCGCCCTTCGTGATCTTATTGAACAGATCGAGGTCGAAACCAATCTTATCTTCTTTGCTATGATAGAACTCGTATCGACTTTCGGTGTCTTCTAGAAAGTCATGACCAATAGCTTGATCAAATGATACGCCTAATGCTTTAGATAAGAGATCAGGAATAGAACCCTTGTCTAGGTCTTTGTGGTTACCGTCAAGCACTAAGATGGCTTCACGAACCGCATTGAAGACTGCTTTGTCTTGGCAGAACTTCTCTGTTTTATCTACAATCCAGTCAAGATCAGTTTTGCTGTCATACTCTAGATCGTTGATTAAAGTAACAATCTGTTGGTATTGCTCATCACTGATATTGTCTTTTTCTTCGATAGAGATACGCAGGGCTTCCCGAGTGGGAATCCCATTGTAGTCTTGAATATACTGCACAATAGATTTATACACCATTTTATCTGTGAAGTCACCAAAGTATTCTTCAGTCAGAAAAGGTATAACTCTTCGCATGTAATCTTCATTATGTAATAAACCCGCAAGTACGGTATTTTCGATCATTGTTATACTGTCTCCTCAGCATTAACGACAGGTGCTTCTTCAACGTGTTCTGGGATCTGACTATCGTCATCACTCATAAGACCACTAGAAGCCATTTTGTAACGAGACTCAATATAGTTCGCTAAATCTGTTTTCTGAAACATCATTAACCAGAAGTCTTTGTTATCTACCATTTCTTTGGCTCGCATCATCTTATCACAGAGAACTTCGCCAGTTGCAGGATTCAATGCTTCGTACCAGCCAACTTTAGGCTTGACTACATAACCACCCTTCTCAGCAACTTCAAGTAGACCAGACCACTTCATGATACCACCTTCAAAGGTAACCATGATTGGAATCTTAGACTTCTCACGAACGTGTCTTGACTTCTCGATGTTAATGACGAAGTTATATCCACGAATCTCAGTACCGTCTTTATCTTGTTGACGACCAATAATCCAAATAGCATCAGCAGAGTAATATGCACCAGTACCGCCAGATACGATATCTTTAGGATACAAGCCAATCTCTTTGTATGTGTGATTAACACAGATCATTGGAATATCTTTAAGATTCAAGTGAGGTGTTACAATACGGAACAGAGATTTCATCTGCTTCGCACGTGACATATCAGCTACAGACTTACCATCCATAGCATCGTCTACTTCTTTCTTAGATGCTAAGTTACCGATAGAATCGATTACGATACATACGTTGTCTTTCTTCTCGAGGTCATTCAACTGCTTAGTGATATCAAACTTCAACTGTTCAACGTCAGTAATCGGTGTATGAATAACTCGATCCATATCAATGCCGAAAGACTTGAAGTATTCTGGTGGTGTACCAAACTCTGAATCGTAGAATAAGATTACACCGTCTTTATGCTTCTTCTGGTGTGCGGCTGCCATAAGCAACGCAAACGCAGATTTGAAGTGTTTAGATGGACCCGCTAACATCAGTAGTCCAGGTGAGATGCCACCGTCAACTCTGCCAGACAGAGCAACGTTTACCATTGGCACAGATGTCGGTGCCATATCTTTCTTACCGAACACTTTCGAGTCCATAATAGGAGCTGTAGACTTGATAGTCGAGTTCCTAGCTAGTTTTTCCATCAATGATGACATTTATAATTCTCCATAGTTTAAATTTTGTTGTACTGAGACCATTATAACACTAACTCATGTAGATGTCAAACAATTTCTTCTCGAATTGTTCGATCTTAGCAGTTCGATTTGGCCAAAGAATGTACTCTTTTTCTGGGTTTGCTTTGAGGTTACTCAGCAGTGGAGTGATTGCATTGTACAATTTGTCCAGTTTACCTTGTGCATCCTCTGCTGTGTGATTTAGATCAGTTAGATCCGATTGTGCTTTTTGAACTACCTCTAGTTCTGTTTCATCGACGGCAGTAAAGCCGAAGTCAAATATATCTTCTGTCATGAGAAAAATCCTTCTAATGTGTTTATGTACTCTAGTTCCCAGTTTATGGCGTCAGATACCATCTTCAATGGGTCTTTGAATGTTTTGTTGAATTGCATATCATAATCAATATGACTATCTAAGTCAAACTCTTTTGGCAAGAACTGTGGGAAAGATATGATGTTCTCCATTAAGGGATTAGGCATCTTCATGTAGCAGAACTTGACCTTGCTACCATTCTTGATCTCTTCCATAGACAGCTTCTTTTCTTTCATAAGCTTGTTGAAAAGTAAGGCACCTCTGACGTGTATAGGAGTACCCTTCTTATATATCGTATGCCTGTCATTCCATTTGTTTATGTCACTGACACCACGAGGAAACGATACGTCCTCTGCTGGCAAAGATTTGAACTCTTCATAGAAGTCAGCCACGAATGACTGTAGTTCTGCTTCTGTAGAATTTAGCATGATACTGTAAGCCTTTTTAAACTTATCACGTACAACTTGAGGAGTAGAGGACTTAACCGCTTCAATACCCATTACCTTAAGCTTAGGCTCTGCGTACTGTACACCCTCATTATTGTAAACGTTAAGTATATAGCGTTTCTTTGCCATCCAGATACCCTTATCTGCAATAGCCTCACGTGCCATAACCATTCTGTTTTCATAAGCATTCATTTGAGTAAACATATCATTGTACGACTTCTGTAGAAGAGGCACAAGCTTTTGCTCACATGCTTGATCGATGAACTTTACGGGATCTGTTGGCTTGACTGCATCAACAAGAGGTCCCATGTTCACGTATAAAGAGTCAGTATCCATAGCGATAACATAGTCTTCATCATCAGATTTGAGAATAGTATTCAATGCCTTGTTCATGGCTTTCTCAGCCCACTTGATAGACAACTGACCAGACAGCGTAATGCCCTCTGCAATTCTCATATCGAAGTATCTGAAGTATTGATTGCCTAATGCACCATAAAGTGAGTTGAGCAAAATCTTAACAGCCTGTTGAGTATTCTCAAGTCTATTTATTTCTCTAAGCATCTCGGGAGACTTCTTCTTCTCATACTCAGATTTGAGGGAAAGCATGTTGGTTTTAATTTCACGTCTTTCATCGTACAAACCAATAATAATCGTAGGTAATACACCACGAACATCTTTACGATACATAGAGCCATTAACAGCCACAGCAACATCACGCTCACGCACATCTTCACGAATAGGATTGTTGAGGTAATGTTCAACACCACTTGCTGTAAAGTCATCATCACCAGTAACCAGAGTTTCTGGAGACATATTGTATTGAACGATCAAATTAGGATATAGCGAGTTAAGGTCGAACGATGTCACCCATTCAGTCATACCAACTTTAGGCTCTTTAACATAACCACCAGGATAAGACTCTTTATGCTTACGTGTTGAAGGCGGCACAGCAATCTTTCGCTCACTAAGATATCTATAAATGATTGAATCCCAGATACCAGTCGTACCGAACGCATCGTTGTAATTTACACCACCCTTGTATGCCACAATCAGTGCCAAGTCCATGAGACCTGTTTGTATGTCAATCTGATCTACTACCTGAACATCACGAATGTTATAGTCGATGAACTTCTGGTGATTGGCTTTATACAAGCCATGCAGAGAACCGTACTCAGAATAAGATAGCTTCTTAGTGCCTAGAACAACTGCGGCAATATTGTCTAGAGCATAAGATGCTTGATTGCCATAAGTGAAACCAAATTTCTGAAACAGATCAAAGTAATCGACTTGTTGAACACCATATATCTCATAAGCATCCATGTCTTTACCCTTGATGCCGATCTGTCGATATTTCGTAATGCCGAAAGGCGAGAACTGCTTAACAATCTTATCGCCAAGAATACGAGTAGTTCTGTTTATCATGTAAGGGATATCAAATAGCCGAATATTCCAACCAGTGATAATATCTGGACAATTGGCATGCCAGAAGGTTAAGAACTTAAGCATGAGGTCGGACTCGTCTGTACATAGACGATATTGTACCATGTACCCGTCTAGATCAAGCTCACAGTCTTCTAGTCGCCATTCACCTAAACCCCAAACGTGGTAAACTTTAGATGTGCTACTCTTGTATGCGATAGATATGATAGGATGCTTTGCTTCACCAGGCTCTGGAAAGCCATCATCAGATGCGACTTCAATATCTATATTACCGACATTGATTCGCTTTAGATCATATGAGATTGTGCCAGGATACTTATCCGCAATGAACTGAGCAACGTAGTTGTTGTTACCATATATCTTGAAGTTATCCACCGATTCGTATCGCTTATTGAACTCAGTAGCTTCGGACATAGAGTCTAACTGAATGGGCTCAACAGCGGCACCGTCAAACCCCTTCCATTCGCCAGGACCTTTAGTAGAAGGAACGTACATAGTTGGCTTGAATGGAAACTTCTTGGCAATAGGTTTGCCATCGTCATTATAGCCACGAAACAATATGTTATTGCCGTAGCGATTCACACAAGTGTAGAAACTCAAGATATTACCTCATTTTGTATATTATAGTTTACATTGTACAGTATAAGAAACGTTTTGTCAATGCAATTAGTCAGATCGTTCACCGTACCCGTAGTCGATGACTACAGGAAATCTTGGCACTCCATCTGGAGTTAGACCGAAGTATCTCAGTGTAGCCCAGGTAGGCGACTCACCTGTTTCCCAGAGCTTCTTCAGAACTTCTTGTGTTCCTCTGACTCCAGCACCACAAGTCTCACCACTAGGTAACACTAAAGCAAACTTCTTGACGTGACCTGCCCAATTGCCTTGACCTTCAAGCATAGTTACTACTGGAAACTCTTCAGTGATAAACTGCTTGCGTTTTAGCAAACCGTTTGATCTTTTGTTTTCGTAACGAGTATTTTGTCTTACCATTTGTCCCTCGTATCCATCAGTCATGTAGTTAGCATATAATTCATCTAACTCTTCCTGATCGACGGCTAAGGACGTTGGAACTTTCTTTAGATATAGGCAATTGCTGTTGATAACATGATCGATAACAGCAGATCGTATTGAGAACGAATCATTAGGCGACCTACTATCTTGTAGATCATAGACGTGGTATTGCACCAAGTTCTTAGACTCTTCTATATCCTCATCAGTAGACTTTAGCTTTCTCACTAATGAGGTAATCTTATTAAAGTCGTCCTTCAACTCTTGATTATATAGTTCGCCATCTAAAGTCATAGTTGGATTAGCATCTAAGATTGGCTTAACTGCTGACCAAATATGAGGACAACTCGTGATGGCTTTACCAGCACGTGTCCACAATCCACTAGAATTCGCAACACATCTAATGCCATCCAATTTAGGCTGACTATATCCAGATGTTACTTGAACTCTTTGCTTAGTGTAATCACCAGCAAGCATGGGCTTAAATTTCTCATACGTGTCTACGAGGTTAATGTCGGTAAAGTACTCCTTCTCAGATTTCTTGTCCCAATTAGCCTGTGCTTCCGCTTCAGCTTGAGTCAATGCACTGGTTGCATTACTTTTACCGACATTTTTAGGAGAGCTTTCTTTCCAACCAGATGTGACCAATTTGCCGTTTAATATTCCAGCAGTCGATCTAGTGCCTGCGCTCCAGGCATCATCGTATCCTATTTCGATAGTTAGCTCTCTGATTTTGCCTTTACTGTCTCGCTTGTATAAAGGTGGTAGTTGCTTGGTTATTCCATATTCCATAGTGTATATCTCTCTCAATTGAATGTCTATTATAGCACGGTTTTATAGAGTTGTCAAGCATTTAATTAAAACTATCTACCATCCTGTTTTGATCCTGGTATCAAATTGGTATTGCTTGCATTCTTTGATGGTAGCAGAAACGCCTTCATCGATTTCTTTTTCACATAGCTTATTCAATTTGGCATTACCTTCAATTGCGCTGATAGTGCCTACCGTTAGTATTACCCAAAATACAATAGTCATACTTTACTCCTTTTATAAATGTAAAAATGCGGAAGTTGTTAAACCTCCGCATTACAGACGTGTAATCATTCTTATGATATGCTACCCAGACAAGTAGCTATTACAAAGACACATAATCCGCTCAGTGCTAGTTGTGCAACTGCATCGCAGAAAGTGCCATCGCAACTCTTCAGAAAAGAGATTGCCTTATTCATCAGCTTTTGGCTCCTATACAAATTTTAAGATTAAAGGGTGAGACCAAAGCCCCACCCCGATTGTACTACTCTTGAAGTAGTTCTTTTTCTCCAGTAGAGAGCTTCTGCCCAATCTTAATTTTCTTAGGCTTCTGTTCTTCTGGAATGACATTCTCTAACAAGATACGAAGCATACCATTCTCAAGTCCTGCATCTTTCACAACTACTGTTTCAGCAAGTGTGAATGTTCTCGTGAATGCACGAGCCGCAATACCTCTATGAATGTACTCTTTATCGGTAGAGTCCTCGACCTTCCCTTCAACTGTTAGAACACCTTCTTTGACTTGAATGTCAAGAGAGTCATCGGTAAATCCAGCGACTGCCATTTCAACGATGTACGTTGTATCACTTTCTTTAGTGATATTATATGGCGGATATTTCTGGGTACCTCTATCAGTTGGCTGATGCATCGCTTGGATGCGTTCAAAGATTCTATCGAATCCTACGGTTGTAAATGGATCGTACTGTGTTTGCATATAAGTCATATTGACCTCCTGTTAAGCAAGGGTTATTGTTATGAGTCCCACTTGGGCAACTCACATGTATTTATACATGTTATATGGTAATGTTCTGAAAAAAGTTCATGATATTTCGTAATAGCATATATTACGTTTTGTCATAGTTGTTCATGATGGACGAGTATATTAGTTGTCGATTCCAGTTCTCATCTGAAGGAAGAGTATAACTGAAACTGTAAGATAAGTTATCCATGACAACGTGATTTTCAGGAATATCAAAATCTAACTCTAACTGTACGGGCTCTAAATCATAAAACTTAAAAGATGTCTGATACATTACTGAACTCCTGTAGAACCTAGACCACCAATTCTATCAGTTTTTTCAGTAGGCTCTTCATCTACCTCTACAAACCAAACTCTATTGTTTGCCACAATCTCTCCTTGTGCGACTCTATCTCCATCACGTAGCTGAAAAGGTTCGCTAGAAGAATTGAGCAACATAACGTATGTTTGTTGTACGTAGTCGGCATCCACAATGCCTTCACAGTTTGCTACTGTAATGCCTTGTTTCCAAGCTAGACCAGAACGTGGATGAATTCTTAAAGATTGTATCTCATCTAGATCAAAAATCAGTCCTGTAGGTACCAGAACTCTTTCTCCAGAGTAGATTGTTATAGAATCTTTATTGTAGCTAACTTTGCGCTTATCATTACGTGTGGTGATGATAGTGATCGTATCGCCATCTCGCATCGATGCCTTTAGATCAAAGCAGGCAGACCACTCTGTACCGTATACAGGCAGATGTGCCTCTGGAAAAATTTTGTATATTTTTAGATCGGTCTCAGCATCTAATGAATCGACGGCATGTCGCATATCAGTATCCCTAATCATAGTATAATCATCCTTAAAGTGTTATCGTTTTTTGCCTATGCTGTACTTAGCAATAAGTTCCCACTCACCTTTTTCTTTGTGAGGTAGAATCTTAATTTGTGATAATGGAGATGTGGGCTCTTTGATCTTTTCAGCATCAACAGTCTTCACAAGATCCCATTCTTCTAACAAGGTAACAATCGTATTTCTACGTGCCTTATCTTCTTCTGAGAAATCATTAATCTTACCATCTAACATAAACAATTCTTTGAAGTGTACAATGTAGTACTTACCTTGCTTGTGCAAGATATGGCACGATTGAAACAACTTCTGCTCTTTCTTTGAGGCTATGCCGATACGAGTTAGAGTCTCTTTAACTTTAAGAAAACTTTCTTCGTTAGGCAGAGTAATCTCTACTAATCTGTCTAATAAGTTCATTTTTTCAAACCACCTGTTTCTTGTTGTTTTTTCATAATTTCTAGTTGATCACTAGACAACAAGGACAGATACTCTTCGCCAACACTTCGGTTACACTCATAGTAGGCACACACAATATCTAGTTCCTCATTTCCAGCATTCTTAACCCACTTTGCCCATCGCTTTTTAGGTCTAATGCTATTTATAAGACACTCGTACTGGGGTCGTTTATCCAGATCGTGGTGCATATTCATTAAGTTTGCGTGA